AAAAATGACTTTATCAAAACAAAATAAAAACAAAGTAAAAAAAGTAATTAAAGGTTTACAGAAAGCCTCTAATACACATGCAGGACAAGCGAAAGTTTTAAAAGGTATAGTTGGTAATGGCAAAACGAAAAGACCCAAAAGTAGGAACAGGTAAAAAGCCTAAAGGGTCTGGACGTAGATTATACACAGACGAGAACCCTAAAGATACCGTATCAATTAAGTTTGCTACTATGGAAGACGCAAGAGCTACCGTAGCTAAAGTAAAAAGAATAAAGAAACCTTACGCAAGAAAGATCCAAATATTGACCGTAGCAGAACAACGTGCTAAAGTCATGGGCAAGACAGCAATAGCAAATGTCTTCAAACAAGCTAAAGCAGAATTGCGAAGGAAACACAAGAAAGATGCCGTATCTACAAAGTAACATACCGTACTTCAAAGCATGGGTACGTAGAGAATACACGAAGAACTTAGAAGATTATCACGGAGAGTTTTTACATTGTATGGTTATAGGTGTAACCACCATGCCAAACAGAACGTTAAGCTTTCAAGTTATATTTACTGGATGCGAGTCAGACTTTGATGACTCAGAGAATGTACATGGTGGTGCGATGTGGGCGAGGATGCCTCTGACAGCACTTGTAGCTGATACCCCCTTAGAGGAATGGCCTGAAGAGTTACCACCATATATGGCACAACCTTGGGATTGTATGTCTCACACGCATTCAGTATACAAGTTGGAACGAGCAAGCCCAGCGCCTTGGATAGCTAAAGTAGATGGTGAGTTTTATCCTGCCAAGTATTACTTTACAGTAGACTACACAGATAGCGAAGTAGCTGATGATCCTGCACAACACAAACAGTCACACGTATTGGAGTTGTTAGACGCAGGTGAGTACACAGGTAACATAGTTGCGTTGCCCAATAATAGAGTGAGAGTAACTCACCCAGCTTGGTTTGAAACTGGACAAGGCGCTCCAGACTTTAGGCCAAACCAAAACATATATAACTCAAAAGAAGACGTAGACTATGTATGGGATACGCAACGAGTGTTTAACAATTTATATAGTGAGGATATAACAGATGATGAAGAAGAAGGGTTACGCTAAAGGCGGCATGAAGAAAAAAGGTTATGCCAAGGGCGGTATGAAAAAGAAGGGCTACGCAGCAGGTGGCTTGAAGATGGTTAAAAACAAAGAAGGAAAGATGGTTCCGTTTTACGCTGCTGACGGCAAAGGCAAAATGGCTAACGGTGGTATGGCTAAAAAGAAAAAGAAAAAAGGCATGGCTAATGGCGGTGCTATGATGAAGAAAAAAGGCATGGCTAATGGCGGCACTGCTATGATGAAAAAGAAAAAAGGTATGGCTAACGGTGGAGCCATGATGAAAAAGAAAAAGGGAATGGCTAACGGTGGTGCTATGATGAAAAAGAAAAGTTATTCTAAAGGTGGCACAACTTACATCGATATGCGTAAATCAGGATTATTTAAATAATGTCAGATTTAACTAAAGAGCAAGTAGATGCAATAGAGGCGTTGGGTTATACTGTAATAGGTAACACAGCACTAGACATAAATAAAGTTATTGTTATGGATAAACCAGAACGAGATGGTGGTTTTGTAACTGATGTACCAGAACTAGAGGCTATCCTATCAGGCACAGCTACAGTTGAAACTGTACGTGCAAGAAACGAAAAAGGTCACTACATTGCAGATGATCCTGATACACCTGAGAATGAAGCTTGGACAACTAAAATAGTTAAAAAAGTTAAAGGCAAAAAGTGACAATACTATCAGACGCTAAATTTTTCTCAGCAGCTAAGGATCTTAGTGCAACTTCGGGAGGGGATGATGGTGATGTTATATACACTTGCCCCAATAATTTTATTAGTCTGATTAGATTTTTACATGTATCAAATGGTGCATCCTCTACTAAAAAGTATAGTCTTCAATGGTATGACGCTTCAGCAACAACATACCATTTAATTGTAGATGAAGGTAGCCTTGCAGCTAATACTTTACAAAATGTAATAGAAGGTGGGGCATATCTTGCCCTATCTGCAGGAGATAAGATTGTAGGTTTTGAAGAGTCTAGTTCAGACTTTCAAGTAACGCTTTCTGGAGAAGAGCATTACCAACCTACATAACGGCTATTCCGTATTGTCTCTACTAACCTAACTTTAATTATGTATAACTATGTATGCCCAAAAAGACAGGGCTAACATAGGAGAATATACATAATGTTTAGAAGAATATTTGATAGATTAGTAGAAGCAAGAGCAGAGTCAGCTAGACGTAAGATTGCACGTATGCAACTCTACAAGATGACTGACAGAGAGCTACGAGACTTAGGTATCGGTAGGCACGATATAGAAAGAGTTATACTGACAGGTAAAGCTCTTTGAGGAATACAATCAGTTCTTTAATGATACTAGGAGTACTTTTGGAGGAGGCTCGTGGATCCAGTAACAATTATCGGTGGTGCAACCGTAGCTTTCAATGCGTTGAAGAAAGGCTTTCAGGTAGGTAAAGACCTACAAGATATGTCAGGACAGTTGACCCAATGGGCAAGTGCTATGAGTGATTTGTCCTATGCCGAACAAAAAAATAAGAATCCTCCTTGGTGGAAAGCACTCAATGGACAGTCTGTTGAGGCAGAAGCTTTAGAGATATTTACGGCTAAGAAGAAAGCTCAGGCTATGCGACAGGAGCTAAAAGATTGGATCTCGTTTAGCATGGGACCATCTGCTTGGGATGAACTGGTAGCCACTGAGGGTAAGATACGTAAACAGAAAAAAGAACAAGAGTATCGTAAAGCAGAGATACAAGAAGCTATTGTAACTTGGGGTGTAACAGGTTTGCTTTTACTTACAGGACTTGGTGTCTTTGGCTTTATATTATATATGGTGGCATAAATGACAAGAAATTTAACTGAGAAGCAACAAAAGTTCCTTGAGGTTTTGTTTGATGGTGCAGGTGGTGATGTTGTACAAGCTAAGAAACTAGCAGGGTACGGTGACGGCACTAGCACTACATCTATTGTAGAATCATTGAAAGACGAGATAGGTGACAGAACACGTAGTTACTTTGCACGTACTGCACCTAAAGCTGCAATGGCTATGGTAGGTGCATTAAGTGATCCTACAGAATTAGGCATACGAGATAAGATGTCAGCAGCTAAAGACTTGCTTGATAGAGCAGGACTAGGTAAAGTAGAAAGAGTAGATGTATCGTCATCTAGTGGTGGCGTATTTATACTACCATCAAAAGAAGGAAAGAACGAATAGCTAAATACCGTGAGTCATTAGGATACTGGGAATTACCTAAACCACATAAGGGTGCAGAAAAAGATTGGCACGTAATAGCTAGAGTAACTAGGACAGTGCCTTTTGGATATAAAGTGCATCCTGACAATGACAAGATACTTGAGCCTATTGTAACAGAGCTAGAGGCATTAGAGCTTGCAAAGAAGCATCTTATGCAGTACTCTTACAGAGAAGTAGCTCTGTGGTTAACTAAACAAACTGGCAGATATATATCTGATGTAGGGCTTAAGAAGAGAGTAGACATTGAGCGAAAACGTAAGAAAGCAGCTACAATTAAACGCAAGCTTGCCAAAAGGCTCGAAGAGACGCTACAAGAAATCAAGAAACTTGAAGAAGAATGTATCGGAGCCTACACAAGTAGAGACAACGCAGCAAGAGCCTGAAGTAGAAGTTGTAGCAGCAGAAGTCAAAGCACCTGAGTTTGACGTTGATATTGCACAGGACATCGTGTTTAAACCAAACCCAGGTCCACAGACAAACTTCCTATCCGCATCTGAAAGGGAAGTTTTGTACGGTGGGGCGGCTGGCGGTGGTAAGAGTTTTGCGATGCTGGCTGACCCACTTCATGGTTTAAACGATCCTAACTTTAGTGGTCTACTTGTTCGTCATACTACTGAAGAACTTAGAGAGCTTATACAGAAGAGTCAAGAGCTTTACCCTAAAGCTGTACCAGGTATTAAGTGGTCAGAGCGTAAGTCACAGTGGATTGCACCTAGAGGTGGTAGACTGTGGATGTCTTACCTTGACAAGGACATGGACGTAACACGCTACCAAGGGCAAGCGTTTAACTGGATTGGCTTTGACGAACTTACACAGTGGCCTACGCCCTACGCTTGGGATTATATGCGATCACGACTTCGTTCAGCATTTAGTTCTCAACTAGGTTTGTACATGAGAGCTACAACAAACCCAGGTGGCAATGGACATCAGTGGGTTAAGAAAATGTTTATTGATCCATCTCCTGCTGATCAATCTTTTTGGGCAACCAATATTGAAACAGGAGACACTATAAAATTTCCTAAAGGGCATAGTCGAGAAGGACAGCCCTTGTTTAAGCGTAGGTTCATACCTGCTAGTTTGTTTGATAACCCTTATCTTTCAGACAGTGGCGATTACGAAGCAATGCTATTATCATTGCCTGAGCATCAAAGAAAGCAGTTACTAGAAGGTAACTGGGATGTTAACGAAGGAGCAGCATTTCCTGAATTTGATAGAAGCATACACGTTGTGGAGCCATACAGTATTCCTAAATCATGGACTAGATTTAGAGCTTGCGACTATGGTTACGGCTCCTACACTGGAGTTTTATGGATCGCTGTTTCACCAAGTGAGCAATTGGTTGTCTACAGAGAGCTATATTGTTCTAAGGTTACAGCTACAGATTTAGCGGATATGATTATTGAAGCTGAATCAGAAGATGGTACTATGAGGTACGGTGTGTTGGACTCATCCCTCTGGCATAAAAGAGGTGATACTGGCCCATCACTTGCAGAGCAGATGAACATGAAGGGATGCAGATGGCGTCCTTCAGATCGCTCTCGTGGTTCTAGGGTTGCTGGTAAGAATGAGATACACCGTAGGTTGCAGGTGGATGAGTTCACCGAAGAGCCTAGACTCGTGTTCTTTTCCACCTGCACGAATACTATAGCGCAAATCCCTGCGATTCCGCTAGATAAGAAAAACCCTGAAGATGTAGATACAAATTCTGAAGACCACTTGTATGATGCATTACGTTACGGTATAATGACTAGACCAAGAAGTTCTATATGGGATTTTAATCCTGCAACACAACGCTCTGGCTTTCAAATGTCAGACCCTACCTTTGGATACTAAATATGAAATCATTTGTTGTTGTAATAAGTATGTGGGGTAACACAGGCACAGAATGGGTTTACACAGGTAACCAATATATAATGCAAGAATTATTTACTAAAGAGCAATGCCAACAAATAGTGCAAAGTTCTAATTGGGAAAAGTATGAACAGAATGAGTACTATGGTTTACAGTTTGATTGTTTTA